CGACCATCTTTTGATGAGTAGCCTCTAAAATAGAAAAGGAGGTTGATGGTATGTCAAGTACCAAAAAGCTTTCCGGTCTACATCCTTCGCGCATACGAGGTGCTGGTGCTAACACGGGCGGTTTCAATAGGTATCCTATTGCTAATGCCCGATCTGGCGCTATCTTCCTTGGTGATGTCGTGAAGACAACGGCTGGAACTGTGGCTCCAATTGCTGCAGGAACTGACCTTGCTATTGGTGTTTTTATGGGTTGTAAATATGTCGATCCTACTACTAAACAGCCAGTATGGTCAAAACATTATCCAAGTGCAACTTCTTCTGCAGATGGAAATGTCTACGCGTTTGTAAATGACGATCCTTCCACTACTTACCTAGTGCAGGCGGATACGTCAATTACAGCGGCGGATATGAACTCTTTCAACTTTGGTGTGACTTTAGGCACCGGCTCAACAGTTACTGGTATTTCTGGTTTCGGCCTTTGCGTCGCTGATCGGACTTCTGCTAGTGCTATGATAAGGCCGATTCGCTTTTATGATTCGCCAGATAACGAGAGCACAGCAGATCGTGCTTTTGCAGAAGTTGAAGTTCGTATGGTACAGCACGTAGACGCTTTCGTGTGTACAGGGCCTTAAGGAGGGAATGACAAATGGCTATTAATCGCGCAAATATTGCGAAAGAGCTACTTCCCGGTCTTAATGCCGTCTTCGGTTTGGAGTATGGTTCGGTAGACAACGAACATGAACCTTTGTATGTTGTCGAAAATTCAGATCGTGCTTTCGAAGAAGAAGTGCTCTTCACCGGTTTTGCTACGGCCCCCACTAAGTCAGAGGGCGCAGCGATTCAATACGATTCCGCTCAGGAAAACTACACTGCTCGCTATACAGCAGAGACTGTGGCTTTGGCTTTTGCCATCACAGAAGAGGCTATGGAGGACAATCTTTATGATACCTTCTCCAAGGTCAAGTCTCGTTCTCTCGCTCGTGCAATGGCGAACACGAAGCAGACCAAAGCGGCTAACGTATTTAACAATGCGTTTTCTACGTCTTATTTGGGTGGCGACGGTCAACCGCTAATTTCGGATTCACATCCGACTATTAGTGATGGCGATCAGGACAACGATCTTGATACAGTTGACTTGAGTGAAACCAATCTTGAAACTGCTCTAATTGCGATCCAGAAGACAAAGGATGACAGAGGTATTCTTGTTGGTGCATCGGCGGTATGCTTGCATATCGATCCCACCAATCAGTTCAATGCCGAGCGCATCCTGAATTCTCCAGGTCGTCCTAGTTCAGCAAATAACGACATCAATGCCGTGAATAACATGGGCTTGATTCCAGATGGTTATTATGTGAACCGTAGGTTTACGGACACTAATGCTTTCTACATCAAGACTGATGTTCCTAACGGTACTAAGATGTTTGTTCGTGCTCCCTTGCAAACGAAAATGGAGCCTGATTTTGATACAGGCAATATGCGTTTCAAGGCACGCGAGCGTTACAGTTTCGGCTGGAGCGACTGGCGTGGCTGGTACGGTTCTGCAGGATCGAGCTAAAAGCTAGGGGAGGGGTTGGTTAAATTTGACCTCTCCCCTATACTTTAAGAAATTAGGAGTTTTATGATGGCTTCTGGAGCTATATTTTCTGCCGCCGTGTCTACCGCTGTAACTGTAGTAGATCGTCGGTCTCGTATTAAAAGTTTTATCTTTTATAATCCCGGCGCTGCAGACGGCGAATTTACCTTACGTGATGGTGGACCTACAGGAACTACAGTTATAAAAGTAAACGTCAAGGCTGGAGATACTGTAGACCATTTTATTCATGAGATGGGAGTTTACTGCTCAACCGATATTCATTGCAGCATTCCTACATCTGGTGGTCACGCCACTATATTTTACGATTGAGATAATAGATGCCTTGTGAATGCAATGATTGTTCTTCTCCTAGCTGTCCCTGCAATCCTTGTACGCAAGATTGTAAATGCCCGTGCTCCGTAAAATGTTTAGTAAGGTAACATATACAATTTTAGTTGCCTGCTTGGTAGCTTTTATTGGATGGGTAGCCTCAACCGTACATGCCATGGATAAAAAGACCGACATTACTGAATTCCGGTTAAATCTTATCGAAGAGAACCACGAGATGCTTAAAGAATTAGTCGGTAAGATGAGATCGCTTTAGGAGGTAGTTATGAGAAAAATTGAAGGGCCTGCACCCAAGCCAAAGCACTCAGGTGCGGCTGTCGGAAAAAGTATTCGTGATGTAGGAATGGGCAAAATGACTCACAAGGAAGCTAGACATTTGAAGCAGAAAGGTTATGTCCCCGTCCCTCCCATGAATTCCGGCAGAAAAGCTGAAGTAGGTAGGGCCGTAAAAGGTTTTGGATACGTAAGCTAAGGAGGGGAAATGCCCAGCACTTCAGGCACGACATCTTTCTTCTTAGAAATAGCGGATATTATCGATGATGCTATGGACATGCTTGGGGGCGAACCAGTCCTTGGGGATGAACCTGTTTCTGCGCGCCGTTCTTTAAATCTTCTTTTCATCGATCTTCAAAATCGGGGTGTTCCTCTCTTTGCTCAGGACGCTCAAACTTTATCTCTGGTTGCCGACGATAAAGATTATACCTTGGATGCCGATACAGTAGACATTCTTGAGGGAATGCTTCGGCGTACAGATGGCGCTATAGTTACCGATCTGCAAATGCAGAGAATTTCTATGGAAGAGTATGTGCAGCTTCCTAATAAGGAACAAACGGGCCGTCCTTCTCAGTTTGCTCTTGATCGTCAAAAGAATCCTGTTCTCTATATCTGGCCTGTTCCTGAATCGGGCACCACAGAACAATTTTATTATTGGCGTATACGAAAACTCGAAGATATAAATGCCTCTTTCCAAAACCCTGATATAATTTATAGGTATCTTCCGGCTCTTACTTCAGGTCTGGCTTATTACATGGGAATTAAAAGACCTGCTGTAGATTTTCAGCGCATTCAATTGTTAAAAGCTGACTACGAAGAGAAGCTGATGCGTGCTTTTGAGTCTGATACTGAACGTGTTAGTATGAAGATAGTTCCACGTCTAAGGATTGTCTAATGGCTACTGGAAAGCATTCATGGTTTATATGTGATCGCTCCGGATTTAGATTTAAATATAGGGATCGTGTAGAGGAGCCAGGAACTGGATTTATAGTGGGAAGATCGGAGAGTGATGGGGCTTACGGTATAGTAAACTCTCCTTTAAATAAGTCCCCAGATACAAAAGATAATCCGGCTTTGTTACAACCGCGTCCTGAAGTAGTATTAGCCACTACAGGAGATTCAAGTTGGACTCCGTGCATGACTACGGCGCAAGGTCCACCGTGTTCTTGAGGAGGAATAAATGTTAGGTGAAAAGACTAACGTAGGAACTCATTGGGTTTGCGTTTGCTACGATAAAGATGGAAATCTTAAGTGGGAAGATGATTTCGATAATCTCGTCGTAAACGAAGGTCTTAATGATCTCCTGCAAAATCAGTTTAATGGCAGCAGTTATACAGCCACATGGTTTGTAGGACTTAAAGCTACGGGAACTATTAGTGCTGGCGATACCATGGCAACTCATGGTTTCACTGAAATTACTGACTATACGACTGCCGGAGGATCAGGTGCAGCGGTAAAACGTCCAGCAGCAATATTGGCCTCAGCATCATCCCAGTCTGTTGTTACTTCTACGGCAGCCGTTTTTAGTATAAATGGCACTGTTTGTGTCGCGGGTGGTTTCTTAGCTTCGAAGGTAACTGTTGGGGGTAATCTAGGTGTCCTTTATGGAGCGGGAGATTTCACAGCTATTCGTTCAGTCATAGACGGCGATGTTGTGAATGTAAGTCTTACGCTTTCCGCTTCTGCATCGTAATGGGCCATGGCAACAAATGGCTTTGGATCAGGGCCATACGACAGAGGGCAATACGACAGGTCGTGGACTTCTGATACCTTAACTTTCGGGGTAAGTGCTTCCGATATTCCGACAGCGGCCATTCTCGGATATGCGTCATTAACTTTTAAAGTTAGCCAAGTTGACGCTCATACCGCTGACGGTTATATCTATGACACCTTAGGTTTGGGCTTAGGCTCAAATATCCGAGCATCTGTAGGTGGTAGATATTTTAATTCCCTAACCCTTGGTACAGACTTTACTTATAGTCAGCAGTCTGCCGCAAGTATCGCGGAGTCTTTTACGCTAAAAACGTCTCTGGGGGCAGACCCAAGTGCTTCAATATTAATTCCCGAATCTTTAGTCTTTAAGACTTCGGCTAATTATCCAACTTCGGCGATAGTTTTAATCTATCAGAATGTAAGTCTTGATTCTACTTTCACCCATACACCCACGGCTAAAGTTTGTATAAATTCATCCATAACCTTAAATTCTGTTGACTTTACTATTCCAACTTCTTCGACAGGTATCTTCCGGGATGTATGGACATCTGTATCGGTGGCTCCCCCTGTGGTTGTATGGACTTCAGCAACAATTGGGTTCTAGTGAAAGGAGTGCTAAAATCTACTCATGTCAATTACCTTTAGTACCTTGAAGTCACAAATTCAGAATACGGCTGAAAATGACGATTCTGAATTTACAGATGCTATTCCCGATTTTATTGGAAGATCGGAGAGAAGGCTTTCTCGTGACTTAGATCATCCTGAATTAACTTCGCACCTGGACGCTACCTTGGAGGTAGGTGATCCCTTTCTAACAAAGCCTAACAATGTCCTTCTAACAAAAAATCTTTATGTATTTAATAACGGCTCTATTATAAAACTTCTTTTAAAGACCGAAGAGTTTGTCGCCGATTATTGGCCTACGCGGACTTCTACAGGAGTGCCTAAGTATTATGCCAATTATGGCGGAAGTGAATACATAGTAGCACCTGCACCTTCCAGTACTAACAGGGCAGAAATAGCTGTCGTTGTACAACCCGCTACCTTGTCTACTGCTAATCAAACCAATTTCTTTACTGACAAATGTTTTGATGCTTTATTCTATGCCTGTATGATAGAGGCTACGTGCTTTATGAAAGATTATTCTACTACTCCTCTTTGGGAACAGAAGTACGTAACGGCTATTCAATCACTTCAAAATGAGGGTCGCAGGACAAGGAGAGATGATGAACAATTCCCTGCCTCACCTGCTGGTACCAATACATTATTAGGTGGACCATGAGAAATATAAATTTTCCTTTCGAACGCAGACCCGCCTCCACAGGAATGGCTCAAAGAGGTCTTGCTTCTATTCCTCGTTATGCTGAAGGTGCTGAAGAAGAAATTGAAGAGAAAGAAGAAAGTACTCTAGATCAAATTATTAGCTATCTTCTTGAACATAGCGGAATTCTCCCGGAAGGTTTGTCAATTGAAGGTCTCTTAGGTGGAGAAGGGATGGCTCATGGTGGTGTAGTTCCCGGTACAAATCCCATACAAGGTCAGAAGGATGGTCCTACTGTGGGGTTCACGAGTCCGTTGAGTTTTAACACCGAGCAGAAGAACATGATGTACTATGCTAAAAGTAGGGTAGATTTAGGCTTAATGGACCGTGAAACCGCTAATAATATAATTCGCGGCCCCGACGGTCAGATAAGAAGTGGCGCGGGAATGCGAGCACAAATAAATGCTGGTCTTATCAGAAACCAACCAGAGCCAGTGCAGCAGGAATCAACTTACACTCCTACAGGTGCACAGAATTTTGGTGATTTAGCGGTAGCCCCTAAAGTACTGAACCCTGTACAGTCCTATGTTGTGGGAAGCCCAACTCGCGAGGAATTATATGCGCAGTATTTTCCACCAAATAATCCTGCAGTACAACAGCAACAAGCAACAGGATTGCCGCAACTAACTGAAGACCAACTATTAGGCTTGGCTGAATTAGTCTAGGAGAAACTACATGTCATCGTCATACACAACTCGTTTACGCCTGGAAAAACAAGGAGCAGGCGAGAATGCTACTACATGGGGCACCATCCTTAATACAGCAGCTATTGATTTAGTAGATGCTGCAGTTGGGGCTGTCACAACCATAGATTTAGCAGGCGAGGGAGCCTATACAGTTTCAAGTGCTGAGGGTGCTCCCGATGAAGCGCGCTCCGCTGTTTTGTACTTCACAGGCTCTTGTTCGGCGGATGTTGTCATTACTGTTCCTGCCGTTCAAAAAGTTTATATCATAGATAACGAAACGGTTGCCGATGGTTCCGATGCATGGGCGGTAAACATAAAACCTGTTGGCGGTACTGGAGTTGATGTCGCACAAAAAGCCAAGCATCTTGTTTACACCGATGGCGCAACAGCATTTAGTGTTTTTACATCCATTGGTGGTGTTACAAAACTAGATGCGATCACGGTCTCTGCGTCAATAGGTGTCATAAATAACTTAGGTTGTGTTTCTTTAAGCGCCACAGATATTTGCGCTACAGATATCTACTCGACAACAGGTTCCTTTACTACAAAGGTCTCTGCTGCTGCCCTGGAAGTTTCGGGTGTGGTAAGTGCGGCATCCGCTGTATTCTCTGCTGCTGTTTGTGTCTCGACAATTTATGGTGATGGGTCAAATTTATCAGGAATAAGTGCTGCACCCACAAACTATCTTACTG